ACATGTGGACGTTTGAGCAGGGGACAATTAACCTGACTCCGGGTCTAAACAACTACGCACTACCCGTAGATACAGTGGATCTACTTGAGCATGTGATTCGTACGGGCGCGGGTAGCGCATCCACGCAAGCTGACTTAACCATTACGCGTATTAGTGTTTCTACCTATGCCACGATCCCCAACAAACTGCAACAAGCCCGCCCGATTCAGGTGTGGTATCAGCGTTTGGATGGCCAGACTTCTTCGATTGGCACTACGTTAAACGGCGGGATTACAGCCACAGACACAACAATCACACTGACTTCAGTGGCTGGATTACCCGCTACAGGGTTCTTGTTGATTGAGTCTGAGACTATTCAGTACGGCTATATCTCTGGCAACGTGCTTACTAACTGTTTCCGTGGGCAGAATGGTACAACTGCGGCGGCGCATTTAACAGGCGTAGCCGCATACACGCAGAATCTGCCTTCTGTGACCCTCTGGCCAACCCCAGACAACAGTGCAACGTATCAGTTCGTTTACTGGCGCATGCGCCGTATTGATGATGCTGGCGGTGGTGTACGCACGATGGACGTGCCTTTCCGCTTTCTGCCTTGTATGGTGGCAGGTTTAGCCTATTATTTGGCCCTTAAGATTGAGAATGGCGCTGAACGCTTGCCTATCTTAAAACAACAGTACGATGAGGCTTGGCAGTTGGCCGCTGATGAAGATCGTGAAAAGGCTTCGGTTCGTTTTGTTCCACGTCAGATGTTTATTGGTAGTGGTACATGAAGTCAAAACGCGTTACCGACACTGCGTACCACAAGGCGTACTACGAGGCCAACAAAGCCCGTATTGCAGCGGTTAAACGCGCTTACAGGGCGGCTAACAAAGAGAAAATCATTGCCAATAAACGGGCTGCATATCTCGCTGCACGAGAAGCAAACCTAGCGCAAAAACGAGAGTACAGACAAGCAAACAAAGGCAAAATAAACTTTTTGTGTTCGATGCGCAAAAAAGTGGTTAAGCAACGTACACCTATGTGGCTTTCCCCATTTGACCGGTTGAAGATTAAATGCTACTACTCGGTTGCGGCAATGTTGGCTCGTAATAATAAAGAACCGTGGCATGTTGACCACATAGTTCCATTGCAAGGTAAACTTGTGTCGGGGTTGCATGTACCAAACAACCTTCAGTTTTTGCGTGGCGTAGACAACGTACGTAAGAAGAATAAGTTTGAGGTGGCACATGGGTAACCGTTTTGCTTCTGGCAAGAACAGTATTGCTATGTGCGATCGTTGCGGTCAGCAATTTAAATTGACAGCGCTTCGTAAAGAGATACAAAAGACAAAGATTTATAATCTGCTTGTGTGCCCGCAGTGTTTTGATCCAGATCAGCCGCAGTTGCAATTGGGTATGTATCCAGTGGATGATCCGCAGGCAGTGCGTGATCCCCGTAAAGACACAACTTACGTCACGGCAGGGGTTAACGCTAGTGGCAGTTTGACTGGTGGTTCGCGGGATGTTCAGTGGGGGTGGAACCCAGTTGGTGGGTCGAGTAATTTTGATGTTGCATTGACGCCAAACTATTTGGTGGCAACGACGTTTGTTGGTACAGTTACGGTAACAGTTACTTAAAGGAGTCTAGTATGGACAAGAAAGATTTAGCCCAAGACAAGAAGATGATTAAATCTGCTGTCGGCAAGCACGAGAAAAACATGCACCCCGGCAAGCCGCCTACAAAGCTTGCCAAGGGCGGTAAGACCAATGAGATGATGCTTCAGTATGGCCGCGGTATGGCCAAAGTTAAAAATCAGGGGAAATAACATGGCTAAGATCAACAATCTACCTGCTTCTGCATACGCCAAGCCCCACACCATGAGTGGTAAGCCTGTAGGCATATCCGAGAACCCCGGCATTCCGCCAAACCGCAGTAAAGCAGACACAGTTAATATGTCTATTGGCAATATTAGCAAAGCGGCTGGTAACGAAACCACTAAGACATCCGGTATCGTCACCCGTGGTAACGGCGCGGCGACCAAGGGAACTATGGCTAGAGGCCCGATGGCATGAATTACACTGAACTCAGCAACGCGATCCAAGCGTACACGGAAAATACCGAAGCGGACTTTATCGCTGAAATACCCGTGTTCGTTCAGCAAGCTGAGCAGCGTATTTACAACTCGGTGCAGTTCCCTTCGATTCGTAAGAACATGACGGGCGTGGTATCTACCACCAGTACATACTTGTCCGCGCCTGATGACTACTTAGCCTCGTATTCACTGGCTGTTATTGATGCCGACGGCAACTATGAATACTTGTTGAACAAAGACGTTAACTTTATTCGTCAGGCATATCCAAGCGCTAGCGATGTGGGTTTGCCAAGGTACTATGCTTTGTTTGGCCCTACTGTTAGTGGTAGCACAATTACTGACGAATTAACGTTTATTCTTGGCCCAAAGCCAGATGCCAATTACACAGTTGAGTTGCACTATTACTACTACCCTGAGTCAATTGTCACAGCTTCTACTACATGGCTGGGCGACAATTTTGATTCTGTACTGTTGTATGGCTCTTTGGTTGAGGCTTACACCTACATGAAGGGTGAAGCCGATATGATGCAGTTGTATAACGGCAAGTTTATGGAAGCTCTTGCGTTAGCTAAACGTTTGGGTGATGGTATGGAGCGTCAAGACGCTTATCGTTCTGGTCAGTTCCGTCAGAAGGTAACTTGATATGTCAATTATCCAGACCCAAACCACCAGCTTCAAGGCCGAGCTGTATCAAGGCATACATGATTTGACAACTGACGTTATCAAGATTGCTTTGTATACAGCCAACGCTAATTTAAATGAAGACACAACCATTTACAATTCAACCGGTGAAGTGCCAGCTACAGGTACGTATGCGCTTGGTGGGGCGACATTAACACCAATCACGGTATCGTCTTCTGGATACACAGCCTATGTGGGCTTCCCCAATATCTCTTGGACTGGAGCTATCACGGCTCGGTGCGCACTGATCTATAACTCTACCCAAGGCAACAAATCTATTGCTGTTTTGGACTTCGGTTCTGATAAAACATCCAGCGTTACATTTACAATTACCATGCCAGCAAATACCGCTACGACGGCTCTTATCAGGAGTTCAAATTGATTGTTACTACCACCAAAGGCGACATGGACGAATCTCTGCTTGAAAAACGGGAAGGTTCCGTCGATAATGACATAGAGTACACAACTTGGGTTGAGTACTGGCATGAGGGTGAACTTGTTCACCGTTCTGTTCATGTCAGTTTAAAAACTTCGCCCCCGCTGTTTGCCGAAGCAGCATCTTTAGATTAAGGAAATATCATGGCAAATACTCAAGCAATGGCCACCTCATTTATGGGGGAGCTCCTCATTGGCGCACACCAATTAGGTGCTGTTACTTTAGTTTCTCGTACAAGTTTGACTTCTCCCACAACTGACACGCTCAAAGCGTTGCTAGTTTTGGCTTCTGGCACGGTTAACGCCAGCCAGACTAACGTTGGCACACCCGGTACTGGCGCACCTTCAACATCAAACATTGGCACTAGCGAAGTATCCGGTGGAGGCTACACAGCCGGTGGTGTGACTGTAACTAACGCTACCGCGCCTACATCAACAAACTCATCTTCTACGGCGGGTGTTGCGTACTGGACTCCTTCAGCAAGTATTACGTACACAACCGTGACTTTGACTACAGCGTTTGATACGATGGTACTTTATAACTCTACACAGAGCGGTAAAGTCATTAGTGTTCACACGTTTGGCTCACAAACTGTAACTGCTGGCACGTTTACTTTAACAATGCCCGCAAACAGCACGACTACTGCGTTGATTCGTTTGGCTACAACCTAATGTGGGCGGCGGGGAAACCCGCTGAATAGCCAATGTTTGGTATCTCCGCGTTTGCCGAAGCTCCATTTGCCTCGCTTGCGGGGCAGACAAGAGACGTTGCTCTTACCGGCGTTCAGGCATCTGGCGCGGTAGGAACAGTCGCAGTTGGTGCTAGGTCTAAGGCCCTAACAGGTGTATCAGCTTCGGGCGCGGTTGGTACAGTTGTTCAAAGTAGAACTAAAGCGCTTACAGGCGTAGCAGCTTCGGGTGCAGTTGGTACAGTTGTTCAAAGTAGAACTAAAGCGCTTACAGGCGTAGCTGCTGCAGGTGCAGTTGGTACAGTCGTCCAAAGTAGAACAGTTGCGCTCACAGGCGTAGCAACTACGGGCGCAGTTGGAAATGTTACCGAAACTAACAGCCCAACCGAAAATGGCGTAGTTGCCAATGGTTTTGTAGGTACAGTTGTTCAAAGTAGAACAGTTGCGCTTACAGGCGTAGCAGCTACGGGTGCAGTTGGCACAGTTGTTTTTTCAGCAAACGTCACTCTTGCAATTACGGGCGTTCAAGCTACAGGCGCAGTAGGTTCCGTCACCTCAAGTAGAACTAAAGCGCTTACAGGCGTAGCAGCTACGGGTGCAGTTGGCACGGTTGAGGTCGCCGCAAGGTCTTTAGCCCTTACAGGCGTAGAAGCTTCAGGCAACCTAGGTTCTGTTTCAATAGGCGAGCGCTTAATAGCTGTCACAGGCAATCAGGCGATGGGTGCTGTTGGTAGCTTCGGTGTATTTTTCTGGTCGTTAATTGATGACAGCGAAGACGCAAACTGGCAAAATATAAATAACACGCAAGCATCTGGATGGGCTTTAGTTGATGACAATCAGAGCGCAAACTGGCAAAATATCGACAACACTCAATCTTCAGGTTGGGGCGTAATTAACGATGAGCAAACGCCAGACTGGGAATTGGTTGATACAGTCTGAAAAGGATAACTTATGGCTCTTGTTTTAGCAGATCGCGTCAAAGAAACCACTACCACGACTGGTACGGGGACAGTGACTCTGCTTGGCGCAGCTACAGGGTTTCAGTCTTTTGCTGTGATTGGCAACGGCAACACAACTTATTACACGATTGCAGGGCAGACTGGTAGTCAGTGGGAAGTTGGTATTGGTACGTACACTTCTTCTGGTACAACACTTGCCCGTACTACGGTTTTATCTAATAGCGCAGGAACACAACCATCGGCCCTATCATTCTCCGCCGGTACAAAAGACGTATTTGTTACATATCCATCACAAAAATCGGTATCCACCGACACACTGGCCTACCCGCCAGCCATTGGCTCCACAACTCCTGCGGCTGGTTCGTTCACATCGGTGACCGTCCCTGTTGCTTCTGGCAACGCTGTCATTTCCCCTAACACCAGCATCACAAGTTGGCTGTACTCGGATAATAGTTTTTCTGTTAGCAGTCAGGAAACATCACCAACAGGTTTGTTTATTGGCTCCAACGGCACAAAAATGTACATCAACGGAAGTTCTGGCGATGACGTAAACGAATACACACTTGGCACTGCATGGAACATTACAACAGCTACGTTTGTAACAATATTTTCTACTTCTGCACAAGATACTGCGCCACAAGACATCTTTTTTAAGCCTGATGGTTTATCAATGTTTGTTATTGGAAGTACAAACGATACAGTTTTTCAATACACATTAACAGTTGCTTGGGACATTTCAACGGCTTCATACGCAAGCAAGTCTTTTAGCGTTGCATCACAAGAAGCAACGCCACTTGGTCTTTGGTTTAAGACAGATGGTTTGTCAATGTACGTTGTTGGGAGTTCAAGCGATACTGTATTTCAATACACACTTTCAACTGCTTGGGATGTTTCAACGGCATCTTATGCAAGTATTTCTTACAGCGTTGCAGCACAAGACACATCCCCAGTACAAGTAAATTTAAGTGCTGACGGCACAAAAATGTGGGTTCTTGGTGCAACAGGTGATGACATCTGGGAATATTCGCTTGGTACGGCATGGAATGTAAGCACTGCAACTCCCGTCAATAATTTTTATGTTGGCTTTCAAGACACATCCCCTCAAGGTTTATTTATTGATTCCACGGCGGCTAATCGTGTTTATATAGTTGG